TTGGCATTTCCATACACATGATATATTTCTTGCACAACATCATCAAGTCCGGCCATCATCTTATGATCATAAACCTTTTCTGCCCGCTCACCTAATGACACTTTGATTCCTCGCCATACTTCACCATATTCGCTCTGCATATAATCAACATTATTCATCACTCTCTTCAGGTTAACAAAGTCATCACGATCCAGATATCTCAACTGTTTCGATGAACCGACGACTTCGCCCACTAACACATTAGGCAAGTTCTCATATGTCATCTTAGGTTTTGGACCATTATATTTCGTTAACTGTTCCATGGCCACCTTAGCACTCAGAATCCTATCAGTTTCTAATCCAGCGCGAGCAATTTTCCCACCCGGTAATAAATCTGCACTGCGCTTAACCGCTTCTATAACTTCTTTACGTTGTGGTTTTATCGATTTCATCAACGCGGCTGCGTGATTTAAACACCACTTTTGATCATTCGTTAGCATTGGATATATCAATGCATCAACATTCGCACCGAGAACCGTCCCTGGCATGACACCAATACCTCTTAACTTTTTTGGTAAGAATAGGAAATCAAGAGACATGTTATACCACTTCTTTTCAGGCTTTGAAAACATTTTAAGTCTTCCAGCTAAAGCCCAACTTGCAATCAAAACTCTATAAGACATGCAGTGTGAGCCGCCACGAGCAACCCACATTGATAAGTTCTCCTTTAAAGAGATAAATCGCTGCATGACTGAGATCACAGATGATTTATCTTCCATCGCAAATACTTGAAGATTAGTTAATCTTGGTATTAACCGACCATATGCCGTCAAAACCTTCAAATATTCAGCTACAAATCGGCGTATGATTGTTTTGAATGGATGGAGAACAAGTCCGTTTCTATCCGTTTCAAAGATCATGGTATCAAGTAAATTTTCATAATCTGATGGTAACCACGCACCGGCCTTCTTCTTTCCGGTGTAAGCGTCATCACCCAGAATTTTCATCGCTACAGTCTCATAACAACCATAACGACGTAGCAACTCTTTGTCTATCAGGCCTTGAACCGCTTTATTTGTCAGTGAGTTTTTGACAGCAGTCAAGTTTTCGCCTGAACACACTTGATCTAATTTATATAATTCACCATCAGGCCCCTTAAAGTAAGCCTTTGATAGTTTTTCACACATCTCTTTCCATAAATCCTCGAGGGATGGCCATCCTTCACCCCATGATGGGATGACTGGCATTTCACGCAGTGCCATCGCAAATCCCTGTAGTATATACTCTCCCACATTTTCAAATTTTTGACTAGTGTCAAACTGGCCAAAATCACTTGAACAGTTAGTGACATTTGAAGCCGTATTTTGTATCTCCTGACTGTGATCAACGATCATTGATCCGGTCATCCCGCTCATGGAACACCATGATGTTTCTTTCTTCTTCATCTGGGCATATAATACATCTCCAAAGTACGCCTCAACGACATAAAATGGTAAAGGTATAACCAGTATAGTTCGCATCTTTCGACCAGGAACTTTCCTATGTCCAAGGGTCCCTGGGAACTCAGACGTCATTGAACGCTGAAATGATTCATAGTTAAAATATGTATTCGGTTTCAGCATCCATATCCATGACTTTTTTGCGGAGACTAACACGAAGGTGTTTTCTCCAATCTTTATTTCCAACGTGGCCGGAGGCACACCAGATCCCTTCGTGGTCATATCCATGTAGAGATGGGTTAGATGATAGAATACGGATGGTAGCTCCTTGTTACCTAGAGCTAATCTACCAAACGTATACCACTCATCCCTGACAGCCTCTTTAATGTCGCAATCTTTTCTTATCACACCGTCAGTCTTGATTTGAGATTTGAATGATATAATTGGATCACTCCAGGTGTATCCATACAAACCTTCAAGGAATACGTATCTTCCCATTAATTTCAAGTTTTCATCGACCACCGGAGCACTGAATAGTCTCATGACTTCAGCTGCCACTAAGGGCAACTCAGGTGGAATTTTCGCAAAAGCTTCATCAACCGCGGGACGATAGAATATACTGTCATTCTCAAGTTCCGCTAACTTTGGAATGGCTTGGTAATCATGTAAAAACGTATACATGTGACCTTCTTTCGATTTTGCAAACATCCATAAAGAACAGAGACCAACAGATCCCTTTATGGCATCGACACCATTCATCAGATTCTGGCACAAGTAAAGTGCTATTTCATCGATGATTTCAAATGATAATACACCTGATATCTGCCACCAAAAGGCATGTATCAGTATATAACAACGCTTCGCTGCTGAGGCATCAAAATGTAGATCCACAACCTCCTGATCACCATTCTCAAAGAATAATTCTCCAGTTCCGAAATAATCATGATAATAAAGTAGACGTGAAAGACTTTTTGATCTTTTAGCACTGTCTACTCCTCCGGCTAATAGCAATGACAACAACATATTCCTTAATTTTAAAGGTCCGAACGTCGCTGTCGCCTTTTTATATGTCAACCTGATGTACTCACAATCTTCACAATGACCGATGGGATGATCTCTCAGATCCCAAGGCTCTACGTTCAATGTGTGTACATCACCACTCACTTTTAAAAGTGGTATATCCCACTCTAAACTCTGCACTCCAAACTTTTTCAACCATCCTGTGATACTACTTTTATAGTTCACACCTGAAAATAATTCACGACGAAGTGTTCTTAAACTCCTGTCTGCAGCTTGGTCACCCCACCTCGCCCGACAGCACTCGTCAAGTAACTTTTGTAAAGC